TGCACTGATGGCCACCCACAACTCCTGGTCGAAAATCCTTTTACCTGTTGCTTCCTCGAACTTGACCATGGCGTTCAGGTCCATGTACAAAGAGCGCGACTTGTCCAACTCGATTGGCACCGGCTTAACGATGTTTCCCATCGAACTCCCCCAAACCGATGATTAAGCAAGCGTCGGCTCGCCCGTCAACTTCAGAGTCACTGAGGCGCCAAGCGAACCAGCCACCGGTTCACTCGGCTCAAAGCCGGTGACCAGAGCTGAAAAGGCCCACGTAGTGCTCGAAGCATCCGGGAACACAAGCTGGAAATTTCTGACTGTCCTGTTCTTCATGTCCGCGATCAAGCCGGTCGAAGCGTCATGCGTCGCGTGCGTCGGGATGAAGTTGATATCGAAACTTACTTCCCCACTACGGAGAATGGTACCGATGTGCTCCTCCCAGCCGCCTGACGAAGCATGGCTTGTGACATCCTCAGTGTCCAGACTGAGACTCGGCCCGCTGATGTCTTTGACCTCGGCGATGGTGGTGAAGCTCTCTGGACTCCCACCATCGCCGATCTTCAGAAGCGTCCCAAAAGCGCTGATAGCATTACTCATTTGAAATTCCTCCTTCTTTTCAAATCGAATTACGGCAAGACGACAACGCCAAACTTCACAGCACTGCTCGAAGCTTCAAGATAAATCTTCCCGTCTGATTGTTGCCAGCCCAGAACCGGAAATGGGCCAAAAATCGCAATTGCGTCGGCTGCGATGCTGTAAGTGTCGACATCCTTGGTCCGACCGTAAGGGTCTGCTACAGAGCTTATAGTCACAGTCTGCGAACCGGTATCGGTGTTGTGAGCGATCACCAACTCCTTGCCGGTGGAGACGAACTGGTTTTTGTTCGTGGTGTCTGCCGCTTCCAGAGTCAAAACCGCCCCTGTAGACGCATAAGGCCCCGGAGCGTTAGTCTTGGTCAAAGTAGTGCGCGCCAAACTACTTCACCTCCTCCCGAACCAGGTTGCCGAACCGGTCATAAACCAGCACTGTAATTCGCGTCCTCTCCGGCTTCGGCATGTGCCGTTCTTCGATGTGCCGAAGCATCGCCGCCTCGTCCAAAGTATCGAACGGGCACTGTTTACATTGATAGTGGACCAACCCGTGCCATTTGCCGACCGCGTACGACTTCAAGTTATCACCCCGCTTCTCCAGCGTGCCAGACGAAAAAGTCCACTGGCACATAGTAGATTCCTGTGCTTGGGTCATAAACGTCCCTTTCGCCCTGGTGCAGGGCCGCCAATACATTCTCATCAGCCCCCGGCCATGCCTCCAATGCTGCGATTACCTTTGCCGCCGTCTGCTTGACTTGGGCGTAAGATTCCGCGAAACAAGTCACTTGCATCCTGGCCCGGTGCAATGTGCTATATCCCGCATGGGAATATTCCCGGACGTTGCTCACCCGCATGTACACGCAATAGGGGAGAGCCACATTTTGCGGCGCCGTCACGGGATAAATCCGATCCCCCACCAAAGCGGCCAAACCTGCATAGTCCTTCAAATAGCTATACAAAATTTCCTCCAACACTCAGCTCTTGGCCCCCTTGAGCAGTGCTGCTCGCAAGACTCTGCCGACCTCATTTTTCACGCGATCCTCGTTCTCATCGAATGCCGGTCGCAAGAACGGTTTTGCTGGCACGTGACCAAGAACAGACCCCTTGCGGCTTTTCTTGATTGCGTGCCCAAATTCAACGAACATCCCATAAAATGCGTCCTCTGACGGCCCCACATGGACGGAGACTTCGTTTCTGCTTTTGCTCGCCACCTCAGCGACAATAGATCGCGCCAGTTTCCCGGTCTGCCTGGGAGCACGTCGGCTGGCGTCCTCCCGCACTATCTCCGCACCTGCCAAAGCCGCCCGCTCCAGCGTCTCGGCAGCCAGGTTGTCAGACAAGCGTTCCAATTGCAATTTGAGTTTGCTTGCCCCGATGATTTCAATCTTTACTTTTGGCATCAGGTCACTTCCTTGCACAGCAGGTGCAGCTCCCTGCCTCTGCCGTCCGGGTCGAATGCGCCAACGATGTCATAATAGTGGTCGCGGTAAACAATCCGCATCTTGGTTGTTATGCCGCTCCGGTACCGAATGATCCACAAATCGGTCGTCTCAGCGCAGACCTTCTGGGCTGCAAAAAACTCCCTCGATGACTTGTGCGCTTTCTTAGCCCAAACGGTAACCAAGTCGCTCCAGGTCTCCACAGCTGCACCATAACTGTCCCGGCTCTCGGTCGCTTCCTGGATTGTGACCCGGTGCCTCAATTCACCCGCATTCACGCGACCACTCCCCGGAATCAGAAATTGAACACTCGATACGGCCACAAAAGCGCACCGTAAGCCATCGGCAAGACGTTGACGCTCCCAGAAACAACAGCTTCCCGGTTCTCGAACATCGCGCCGATATGGAGAAGCATCGCCTGCTTTATTGCTTGCGGCACCGCCGAAGCCGCCCCGTAGCCGCACACGTAACGGACGACAATGCCGTTAGCTGGGCGAAGGGTAAGCGTCGGCCAGGACTTGCTATAACCGAGCACAACGCGTCCCGGCTCGTTGTTAGTATCCACAAAGTAATTGGCTGAATCGAACGTGTACTCTGTATCGTCAATGCCGTAATACTTGACGTGCGCCACGCTCTGAAGCGGCGGCAACGGCAAAGTAATGCACTCCCCATCCGGCCAAGCGTCAAGCCACAACTCCCAAGTCTGAGTAATGAAAGCGCGACGCGTGAAATGTTCTGCATGCTCGCGCGCAGTCGCGATGAGCCCCGAAATCAGCGTGTCTTCATCAGTGCCATCGATCCGCAGATGATTTTTCGCTTCCGAAAGCTCGATTGGTTCTTCCGACGGTGCAGTCACAAGCACCAAAGCCATCTACCTCTTCAGCCTCCTTGCCTTTCTCCTGGGCAGGATTGCTTTCTCCGGTGCTTCGACGACAGCCACCTCTATCACGTCCTGCGACGGTTTCGGTTCCTCCACATACTCTGCATACCCAGCACTCACCAACTCGTCTGCCTGAGCATCTTCCAACGAAATGACAGAGCCGGAAGGATGACAGCCCTCCGGCCCAGCCATGAGCGTTCTGAGCCGCACCTTTTTCATGCTCCCGCCTCCGTTACACGTGTGCAGCCTTAAACAGTAGCGTCACAGTCAAGTCCGTAATTGACCCGTTGGCGTCGGTGGTTGCGTGGACGGTCACCGCCGCGTCTTTGGCGATGTCGGCGTCGCTGATCGTGCCGTCGACCACATCGCCGGCAGCGGGAGTCACTGCGCTGGAAAGTACCGAAGTCCCCGCCTCCTTAACATTGACCGAGGCAGTCGCTGTAACAGCCGTGCAGTAGACCTGCACTCCTGCCAGCGTCAGCGCCGCTGGTGCGGTGAACTCAAAAACTTCTACGTCGTCCTGGCTGTTGCCCACGCTGGACTTGTGCGCTTGCACGACCATGTAGGATTCGACGGCATTAAGCTGGTCGGCTGTAGCCGTCACGGTAGTTCCGGCGATCTTGAAAGCCCCGCCGGACTCAATGTCGATCTCGCCGCCGGAAGCGATGACCTGACGCGCACCGCCCTGCTCGATGTAGACTTTAGTTTGATATGTGTTGTCGGCCATTTGCTTTCCTCCTTTCAAAGTTGGGGGCGGCTGGTGGTAAACCCGCCGCCCCCTTCATTCAGCTAAGCGGTTCCCTCATCCGGGGAAACGTGCAGCTCAGCGTCAATCGTGGCACCGTGAGTGACGGGCGCTTTGCGTGGTTCGTACAAGATGGCATACACATCGCCCGTGGCCGTGTTCGCGCCACTGCGGTCGATATACACACGCAGATAACGCTCCCGAGGCTTGTAAATGTCGATCAGGAACGAGTCTCCGTCGTCGCCCGGCACCACCTTGGTACCCGCCAGGTCGGCAGCATCAGACAGGTCTGATTTCTGGCCCTGCTGCACTTTGGCGAAATTACCTGCATTCGCTGTGCCGATGGACCCGAAGAACACAACCCCTTCGAATCCCTGAGTATCAATGACGCTCGTGGTCACCGCGGTTCCGCCGCTGGCCTGTGCGGCCTTGGCTAAGACCACTTTCACGTTCTTGCTGAGGTTCATAGTCTCGCATCCTCCTTCGCATTGAAATTTCTAAGTTTCAGCGGCCAGCCTTTTTGGAGCCAGCCGCCCCGTTTCTCGATTTACGCCAGCTTCACCCGCGCAAACGCTTCCTCAAGTACCGGCATACCGTCGCACTCTCTGCGACCGATGAAGCCAACCTGGTTCGTCCGCGCATAAAGCTCTACAAGACGCTGAATCTGCATATCCAACGCGTCGACGATCCAGTAGAAGCTGAAGTCGCCGATGATGCCCACATACTTGCCGCTCGTGAAGGTATTCGGCGCAAATTCGGACATCCTGTACGGCCGCTCAAGGATCGTGTCCGGCTGCCCGTTGCTGATCCCGGCCTGCCACAGGTACTGGCCGCTGCCGTCCTTCAGCTTCCGAATCTGCTTGATAGCGTCGCGGTGGAAAATCCAGACCGCCCGCCGCTGGTACTGCACCTTCAGCTTGTACTTAGCTTCGATGAGCCCGTCGGCACCGATCGTGGTTGTAGTGTTGCCGGTACTGACATCCCGCGCGGTGCTGATGCCAAGGTCGGAAGCAGTGAAGACCCCAAGAGGCTTACCAGCACCGTCGCCAGTCAGAAACGCTTTCTCTTCGGTAATGCCGAACTTGTACGTCAACCGGTCGCGCACGAGCGATTCAACATTGATCGACGCGATCCGGAGCAGTTTGTTGCTGACTTTGATCAGCTTCGCGCACGGGTGTGGCCGGAGTTCCCGCTTGTTGAAGTCCATCGCGGTGTCCTCACTGCCGGTGTCCACTTCAGAGGTCCAGTCGGCATCCGCCGGATCAGAGTCAAGCCCCGGAATACCGACACTTTCGGCTTTGCTAATGGTCAGCTTGGTCGCCAGAGGCCGTATCACCACTTCATCATCCAAGGACTTAATCAGTTGCTTGACGAACGCTTGCGGGGCCACGACATAGCCGCCGGCAACGTCGCTGTCGGCCTGGAGCGCCCGGTACTCATCAGCTGAAAGACCCTTGAGGTCACGCCGCAGAAAGCTCTCGAATGCTTTGCGATACTCTTCCTCTTTGCGATCTTCCTGATCAGCACCTCCGTTGGGATCGTTGCGCAGATCCGAATCATCGCTGATCGACTTTTCAAGGTCTTTCTCGATGACCTGGAGCCGCTCTTCGCGCTCGATCTCTGCGCCCTTCCTGTCCACTTCCGCCATAATGCGATCATACTCTTGCTGCTCTTCGGCGGTGAGATCGCGCTTCTCAGCTTCGGCTTTGTCCAGGATGTCGCGGGCCTGCTTGACTAAAGCTGCCCGCTCCTGGCGCATCTCGATTGTGTTACGCATCGTTACTCCTCCTTCTCCTTTTGCTGTTGTTGATTGTTAAATGGCCCTCTCTGCTATCTCCAACCGCTTGCGGAGCAGAGCAAGACGCCCCGTCGTGCTTTCCCCGCCAGCACTGCTCTGGCCTTTCGCCCCGTCCGGCCCAGAAGAGGATAGATAGCTTCGTAGAACGCCGATTGACGCATTTATGATCCCGCGGTCGTCCGCCGATAGCGTTTGACCGCGTTGCGCCCGGTGGATTACATCAGCGAGTTTGTCCCAATCGATCCCGGCTTCTGTGAACACAGCCCTGACTTTCACGCTTGTCTGCGGATAAGCCGGGAAAGTCACTGGTGAAACATCAAACAGCTTCACCTCAAGCAGAGTGCGAATAGCATCTTTGCCGTCCTCGCGAAGCCAGTCGTCTTTCTGGGCAATAAAACCGAAAGACATCTGGCTCACATCGCCGCGTTTGATGGACTCCATCAAGTCCTTTGCCCACTGCGCTTCCGGTGGGTCTATCTCAACGAACAGGCCCCGGTCATCTTCAGTCAACTTCAAAGTCCCAGACCGGTTGCGCCCAAGAACGAAATTGGAATCATGATTCCACAACGCCCGAATGTCATCTTCTTCGATTGTCTTGGCAAAAGCGCCGCGTGCTATCTTTTCCCGCATGCCTGCAAGCGGCAAAGACAGCTTGTCGAACATCGCTGCATAACCCCGGATTTTCGGTCTGCCGCCACGATCCTCCACCCGCAGTTCCAAATCGTCCATGGGGAAAAACCGGCGCTCGATCTTCAAGTCTCTGTCCTCATACCGCACGGCGTCGCTCTCTGTCTCTGCGCTCTTGAGAACCTCCTGGATCAGATCGCAAGCCTGCGCAAGCTTCTCCTTGTTGCGCCGGTTGAGCACTGCACCGACCCTGGTTTCCCAATCATTGGCCCAAACATCTTTCAACTCCGGCGGCTCTTCATCAAAACGACGGTACTGTTTGGCGGCTTGGTTGTACACGCCTTTGCGGTCTGCCTCTGGTATATTGGTCCCGCCCCTTGCGCCGTTCAGCACCGCGATTATCGCCGCCAATGCCCGGAAAACCACATGCGGCTCACCATCGATGATGTCAACATAGGCAAACTTGTAAGATGTGAAGTTCTCCGGGTTGTCTTCATCATACCAGAGAAAACAACTCCTATACTTTGACCAGTTGACGTCTTCCTTGTCCGGGCCGCCCGCCCAACGCCGAATTCTGTCCTCTGCCGCGTCTTTGTCCCAACCCCTGCCGCGGTCGGCAAGCGCCCAGTTTTTAGATGCCACAACACCCATTCTCGTATTCCTCCCTTTCTGTTCCCAGAGTGATTGACAAACAGCATAACGCTGTTTCTCGTCAGGGTACTCATCCTGCATCACGTCATCAGCCATGCACCTGCTGAGAAACTCTTTTTTGCTCTCACCGTCTTTCGGCTTTGGGAGCGGCATAGACTACACCCCACTCACGATATAACAGTCACAGCCCGGATGAGCCGGCGGGTTGCCCACGCGGCTCCTCGGTATCAGCGGGACATCCGCGCCGGCTGGTTTAAATTCTTCGCCTGCCTGAATGAAGTCGCTGGCTATGGAGATCGTCTTGCCGTTTAAGCTCATGCAGTAAGGACAAGATTTGCCGATAGCCACCCAACGTTTTCTCAATATACCAGCTGACGCATAAATTGCCAAAGCAACAGCGTTGTTCGCCTGGTTGCTCTCCCGCATTGCGATCTTTTGTGGGCGGCTCTCCACCCATCCGTCCAACCGCTCCTCAATGACCGGCACTGGATCTTCCGCTGCGTCCTGTGCTTCGCGGAGGAGTTGGAGCAACTGCCGCTTGGAGCTGATAACGTACCGAGTAGCGAATGTTTGTTCATACGCTTTGATGAATTCTTCGAGTTCCGGCGTCATCTTGGCCTCCGTTCCTATCTCGTCCGCCACTGCTGCCCCGACGGCCTCAGCATAACTCATCAAAACCGGCAACATCTGTTGTGCGATGAATTCCGGGTGTTCACGGTAATATTCCTCAAGCCAGTCCTTGAACTGTTGCGCGTCCCGTTGACGCATGAGCTTCTTCAGGGCGCGCCTCAGGTCGTTGACCTCACGCTTCACTATCCGTGCCCCAGCATCGGCGAACAAGCGCCGGAAAGAATGCGCCAACTTCTGCCGGCTCACTGCGGCCTTTTGTGCCCGCTGCTCTGCAAAATCAAGCACCGCCCGCTCTGAACGTCCGCCCTCTTTGTCCTTCCGCTGTTCGATGAGACCTGCTGGCGCAGAATCCGCCGCAGAATCCGCCGGGACCATGTTCATCGGTATCAAATATGTGTCCCCACCAGGAATCGGGTTCATATTCTCCAGTTCCCGCACATCGTTCGCCGACAGCCACCCCCACTGCCGCGCCGTGGCGTAAGCTTTGTAACGGCTCTCAGTATCACCACGGAGAAGCCCCTCAATCAGAAACTCAGCAAAATATTCCCTGCGCTCGTTGGGCATAAGCAATTTTGTGTTTATTGCCTGCTCCCAACGGACACACCAGGGACGGATAGTATCAACCACGTGTTCGATAGCTTGGTGCTCGATGTTGGAATTATGGACAACAACGCCATCGGCAATAAACGAATGTGTGTTCTCTACTTCCAGATCATAGACAGGCTCTGCAATAGCTTGACGTTCAATGCTTGTAATCCTAGACAGCTCACACCCTTCCAGCTCAAAATTCCGACCGCCGTACCGCGGATACGCCCTTTTTTTTCGGTTGAACGGCTTGCCTTTATTGAAGCGTTCTACGTATTTAGGCGTGTGAGACCCGATTCGCTGATTTGCCCCCGGATCGGAGCAGGTAAACACCCACTGCTTTAATTTTGTCCGCTTGCCGTTAGGCAATGTCGTTTCTCCTTCTTGGCAACGCAAGTTAGTAACAGGTATCCCTAAACTTATGCATAGATGCCGCATCTGGGATAAAAGCACGCGATTGCAAGACGAGAAGGAAATACGCCCTTTTTTGTCTACCGAGCCGTCAGCATCGAGAAAGCCCCGCAAAAACGCCAGTTTGAGATCGCTGCTAAGTGTAAATATCCAGCCCGGCACTGACTTTGTGTGAGCCGTCCCGGAAAAACCCAGCTCTCGCAACTCTTTGACCACATCAATCGATGAGAACAGAGTCCTGCGATCAGCTTCGCATAACGTCACAGTCGCACCGTTGCACCGTTTAAACTCCTGCAACATGACCTTGCGATAATGGCCCATGTGCGGCGCACTGTTTCCCCTGGCAATCGCCACATGGTTGTTGGTCATATTGCCGTCGCCGATGTACAAACCCAAAAATTCCATAAAACCGATTGTGGCTTTGCGAGTCGGGGCTTGGCGGGTTCCACCGCTTGGCAACCCGTGCGCAGCAACAATGGTATCACCAACTTGAAGTTCGCCCGCTGGTATCCATTCCGTACTCCACACGACATTGCAAAGTTCTCCCTCGTGGTATATCCCGCCAATCTTTCTCTCGCCTTTCGCTTTGACCAACCGCTTTCTCCGTGCCAGTATCCGGTGTTTTGCGTTGGCTCGCAGTGTTCTGTTGGTCGTGCGAATGGTTAATACCTCGTCAACGCCTGTGCACTGGCTCCTGACCACAGGGGCCAGTACCCATCGACCGTTCTTGGCTAAACTCCATACTTTTTCTCCGGCGTTGACGTCGGCGATCCTTTTCGGGCCGTGTTCCGTCAGTACTTCTACATCCGCCGGCAGACAAAACGTGCTCCTGTGCAAGTGCTGGACCTTGTGCGGTTGCATCCTGAACCAACGACATATATCTTCAACTTGGAACTGCCGCAACTCCAGGAATTGCGCATCCGACGGCGGGATGCCGAGCTTCTCAAATTTCAGACCTTCTTCGAGGAGCATCAACATGTGGCTCTTACCCAAACCTTCGTATTTCTCTTTCAAGGATGTTTTCAAACGTTCGTAAGCCTTATCGCTCAGGCTGCCGGGGTGCGTCACGACAGCGCCGATGTTCGTCCCCTGGCTGAAGAACCTCGCCCCGAACTCTTCCGCCGCCAGACCGAGACCGATGGCCTCCCTGGCGAAGCCAATGACTGAATATCCCTGAAGGCCGTTAAAACTGAGGCCACGAATGTGCAAGACATTCCGCGGTAGGAATACCCTCCGCTGACCGTCTGGCAGTATGGTCACATAATACAACTGCTTTTTCTCCCTGGTGCGCTCCGGCCATGTCCTGTCCGGAAGGAGCGGCCACAATTCCCGCGGCCGCCCCGCGCTGTCCCAACTAATATAAGCGTACGCATTCCCCCAAAGCGTCACATGCGCCTGCAGCGCTTCCCGAAACGTGGTTGCGTCCATTTCGGGGTTCGGCTGACGGTGCAACAATTCGTAGAGCGGGTGGTTTACTGCACGCTCCTTGCCCCGCGGTTCCAGTCTGCGATAGACAATCAGGGGCAAAGTCGCTATCGTCTCACTGAGCACCCGAACGCAAGCGAACACGACACTGTATTTTAACGCAGTCTGTTCATCTACACTTACGCCGGAGACGGCCCTGCCGCCAGTGAAGTACTCGATAAGCCACTTCTCAGGATTGGCCAAAGACGTACGCTTTTCGGGATTGGCCAAAGACGTGCGCTTTTTAAACAATCTCGCAAACAAGCCCATAGAAACTGTGGCGAGGAGACTCCCTGCTTTAGCGGGGAGAGAAATCGCCATCAAGGGCATCAGCCCTTGACACACCTCCCTAAATGAAGCATAATAGAACTGCTATGCCAGAGTTGAAGAAGACCTTGAAGGTTAAGCTGAAGCCTGACTCCAAGTCCGCCGAGCGAGTTTGGCGTCGGCGGATGGGCCGCCGTCAACCGGCCCCCGAAGCAACGCCCCTTGTTGGGCAGTTGCAAGCTCCCCTGCTTTAGCGGGGAGTAGTTGACCCAAAATCCGTTCGCCACCAACCCGATCCCGACCAATACCAGAACATCACCAAAATCGAAAACACGTTTCTTTTTATTGTTCAAACCGACCTCACCCCGCGGTCTTCGTACACAGAACGCCTCTGCTCCTGGTGCCGTACTGCCCGATCAAGAGCCATCACCAGCGCCACGATGCCGTCTACTTTGCACTGTGAACCAGCTTTGTCGATCTTCCGGTTCCCCGCTGGGTCTTGTTTCACTGCCACGCCGTCGGCCATGAAGCGGAGCACCGGGTTCCCGCCGTGCCGTATCTTCCGTGCCAACAACCGCCGCTCGAATTCATTCACCGGAGCGGCCATGCTGAGAAAGCCCTGCCCCATACCGAAGACCGTCAGTCCTTCCTCTTGCAGCTCTGCCGCCAGTTGGTGCGCCTGGAACAACCGGTCAACGTTGAGGTCAACCAACCGGAAAGCCTGCGCATCTTTCAAGATCTGCGCCCTGATAAAGTTGTAATCCACCGCATCCCCCGGCGTGGTCTTCAGGAAACCCTGCCGCGCCCAGACGCGATACTGGTCGCGGTACCGGTTCTGTGAGTTGTTCAACTGCGCTTCTGGACACCAAAAGCGACAGAGGATGTCAATCATCTCCGGGTCGTCATTGTGTGGGAACACCATCACCCAAGCAGTTATATCGCTGACGCTGGAAAGGTCCAACCCACCGTAGCACACCCGGCCTTTCAAGTCCTCTTCAACGACAATGCCGGCATTTTCATCCCAGAGGTCGAGGTTAATCCAGCGGTCTATTTGCTGTGTCCAGACGTTCAAATGCAACCGCAGGAAAGCGCTGACCGCCGCCGGCATCTCCTTAGCCTTCTGCGCCTTGCGCTGCAAATCGTCCACTTTCACGGAAATGCCGAGGTTCGGATTGGCCTTCTCCCACACCCGGACATCGAGCCAATCATCCCCCTCGTCAATGCCCGTTACGAACACGAAATACGTGTCATCGGCGATCAGCCCTTTGAGGATTTTCTCGCTGTATTCCCGTTGCTCGTAACAAATACTCTGCCGGTCAGTCCCCGCCGTAGTGATTGCAATCTGGAGCGGCTGCCGGCGGGAACCTGTGGCTGTCTCCAAGACATCCCAGACTGCCCGCGTCCTGTGCGCGTGGAGTTCGTCTATTAGGTTACCATGACAGTTCAGACCATCCAGAGTGTCTGCATCTGCGCCCAACGGCTCAAACTTAGATTCGGTCTGCAAAATGTGCATGTTGCCTTTGCCGGGCAGAATCCCGATCCGCTTTGAAAGCACTGGAGACCGCTTGACCATGTTTGCAGCGTGGTTCCAGACTATCTTTGCCTGATCCCGCTTGGTCGCCGCGCTGTAAACTTGTGCAGCAGGCTCGCCGTCAGCCGCGAACAGATAAAGCCCGATGCCGGCTATCAACGACGTTTTACCGTTTTTGCGCGGCACTTCGATGTAAGCTGTCCGAAACCTTCTGAGCCCGTCTGCCCGCCTCCAGCCGAACAATGAGCCGACGATAAACTTCTGCCAAGGCAAAAGTCCAAAGACATGACCAGCCCATTCTCCTTCCCAAAGCCGCAAATATGAGAAGAAGTCTATAGCATGGTCAGCCGCTGCCTCGTCAAAATATAAACCGCGCCGAGGCGCGGTTTGCAAGTCTTTGAGATGTCGCTTGCAGACTAATCTATGCAATTCATTCGCTGGAATATTGCCGTCCACCACGCGTCGCGCATAATGGTGGACAGGGTGCAGCCTTCCCCGGCGAGGGCCTTGCGCAGAAAGGTCACATCCGCGCTGCCCTTGTCGGTGCGCGGACAGCCGCGGGCACAGTT